CTTGTGGTCGAATCAATTAAGATTATGGGATTTGACGGATTTTACATTCCTAATGATAACACCGTAGCTCGTGATTTAATCTATGGTGAAGATCCAACCAAAAAGTTTACATCAGCATTTCCAATCGAACTGTATCTCTCTGAAGCACTTAACTATACCGGCGAAAAAGAATTCTTTTCTAAGTTTGGTCTTGAAATTAAGAACCACACTAAAGTTATTATGTCAAAGAGAAGTTTCGAACAGAGGGTACCACAGAATACATATCAAAGACCAAGAGAAGGTGATTTGATTTATGTGCCGTTTTTAAATGGTACAGGTGAATTGTATGAAATTACTTTTACTGACCAAGATAAAGATTTTAACGTACTAGGTAGACCTGCTCCTTATTTCTATGAACTGCATCTTGAGAAGTTCAAGTTCTCTAGTGAGTTGTTGGCCACAGGTGTTGAAGATATTGATATTGCTGCGGAGCAAGCCAGTTATTCAATTGAATTGAAAATGGGTGCAGGAACAGGCAATTATCAAAAAGGTGAGATTGTATATCAGTCGTCAGCTAATACACAAGCCAATGCGGCCGCTGTGGCTATTGTGCAGAGTTGGACTAGAGTTGCCAACAATACAACTGTTAATGCATTGGTTGTAACCAATATTGCAGGTGAGTTTGCTGAAGGTTCAATTAGGATTGTTGGAGCCACAAGTAATGCACAATACGTTCTCACATCATACGATCCACTAAGAGATTCTGTACGTGATGATTCGTATGATAATTTTGTAATAGAAAACTCTGCCAATTCAATTGTAAACTTCTCTGAAAATAATCCTTTTGGATCAATCTAATGGCCAATACATTTTATAACCGTGCGCTTCGTAAATATGTAATAGGTTTTGGAAATTTATTCAACGAAATTACTTTAGTTCGGTACAATCCAGATTACTCTGAAGCACAACGAATGATTGTGCCAATTGTATATGCACCAAAAGAAGATTATGTTACTCGTTTAGAAACTGATGCACAATTAAACAAAAAAACACAGATTACATTACCAAGAATGTCATTTGAGTTAACTGGTTTTACTTACGACACATCTCGTAAACAAAATACCAATGTTAAACAATTTGCACAAACATCAACAGGTTTAGTTTCACAATATAATCCAGTACCGTACAATTTTGATTTTAATCTGTATCTATATGTAAGAAACATTGAAGATGGTACACAAATTATGGAACACATACTGTCTTATTTTACTCCCGATTATACAATGAAACTGAACATGATACCTGAAATGGGTATTGTTAAAAACATTCCTGTGGTACTCAACTCATCTACACAAGATATTGACTATGAAGGTAACTATGAAAGAGATACTCGTGTAATTATTTGGACAATAAACTTCACAGTCAAAGGATATATCTTTGGTCGTATTACCGATACTGGTGGTCCAATCACACATTCAATCACCTCTATATACAATCAAATTACCGAAGATGATGTGATTCAATTTACAATGAACATCAATTCAGGTTTGGGTACATATCAGATTGGTGAAACTGTTTACCAAGGATTCTCGGCACCTTTGGCCGTTGCAACAGGTAAGGTAGTTCGTTTTGATAACAATATATTGTATCTCAAAAATATTAATGGTAATTTTGTTTCTAACTTACCAATACAGTCCACAAGTGGCAGTGCAAACTATGTGTTTACATCATTCGCACCAATAGCACAGAAGTTGGTGCAAATAGATACTACACCAATGCCAACAGATGCAAATGTAAATACTCCATATATTGCAACAACTCAAATATCAGAAGCTCCATATATTGTGGAAGGGTTGGTTTTACCAACTGACTTTGTTGGAGATTTGACAGAACAAGTTGGACGTGATGATTTGCAAGTAGAACAAGAAAATTCAATCGATTTACAATAAAGGTAATTTAAAATGTCCCGCACATTACAATTCAGACGACTCGGTGCAGCCACATTAGCCAATACAACAGGAGCTAATGGTGAATTAATTATTAACACCACAAATAAAACATTAACTGTTCATGATGGTTCTTTGCCTGGTGGCTATGCATTATTGAATTCTTCAACCGATAACAACATTGACCAGACTGCTCGCAACACTGCTAACTCAGCAATAGCCGTTGCTAACTCAGCAACAAGCAATGTTGCTATAATTCAAGGTGTTAATGATACTCAAAATACCAATATTATCATTGCAATCAATTTGGCTCAGGATGCTTATGATTTTGCCAATACAATTGTATCAGATACACAAATTGATCCTTATGCTCGAACAACTGCAAACACAGCTTCAAATAATATTGTTATTTTACAAGGTGTCAATACAACCCAAAACACTGACATTGCAAACGCAAATAATTTAGCCCAAGCAGCTTATAATTATGCCAATACAACAATTACAATATCACAGTTAAAATCTATAACAGCAAATGCTGCAACTTATGGTGATTTTCAAACTGCAATTGCATCACTATAATTAACAGATATATAATCTTATGAATGACTTGAATAAAAATTTAGCTGAAATTTTTGATATTGATCCTATTAAAGATCCTGGTATTCTAGATACTCGTACCAAAATGCATCCTGTTGTGCCGGTTAATCATAAAGATCCGGATTTAAAACAAGATTTAACCGATGCATATCAGCAATCAAAAGAAAATCTACAAGAGATTATTGATGCTGGCAAAGATGCAATGGAAGAACTACGACAGATTGCTTCTGCTGGTCAACACCCACGAGCATTTGAAGTGTATGGCACACTACTTAAAAACATGGTTGATGCGAATAAAGAATTACTATCCATTCAAAAACAAATGCGAGAGATGGATGAAAATGCCAAAAAAGATAAAGGTGGAACAAACATTGATAAAGCCATTTTTATCGGTTCTACTGCTGAACTCAATAAACTCATCAAAGGTAAAGAATGAAACTTTGGGTGAATGTGTGTTTTTATTATGTAGAAGAACGAGTAGAACGATTTAAAGAAGTAATAAAAACCCTATCTAATATATCAAACATCAAATTAATAATTAATAGTAATATTAATTTTGATAAATCATTACCAATTCATGTTGCAGACCTAAGTGATCCTTATTGGCACACTTGGGAACACAAGAAGTATATGCAGGAGTTTTTAAAATCAGAGTATACACACTTTGCATACCTTGAAGGCAATATTGAAGTTCAAAAAAAGACCTTTGACTATTGGGTAAAAACAAGAGAACTGTTCAAAAGAAACAACCTAAATTTTATACCAGCCGTACATCGAGTACAAAAAAATGGTGATAATGTATATTCATTAGACTGCACACAACATCAACGACACAGACCAACCATTGAAGTAGAGGGACAAAAATTTGTTTCTCTATCTGAACCATATCAAGGCATGTTTATTATGGATAAAGAGTTAGTTAAAGAACACATTGATTCAGATTACTATAAATTTGGCCAAAAAGGCTGGTGGGGTATTCGTGAGTCAGCCAATCTAGGTAATTTGTTTGTGAATATTCCAACAGGATACAGCCATCGGCATATGTTACCACTAAATAATTTTTCCGACACATGGGTTACACACTTTGGTACTGACTACCATAATGATCCAAAATCACCACACGCCAAGATTAAGATTGAAGAATTGTTAAAATAATGGCCACTCAAAATAAAGATTCGTATCGTGACAATCCTCTCTTAAAACGGGTGGGTATTGAACACAAGTATACGAAAGAACAAGTAGAAGAATACATGAAGTGTGCCGAAGATCCGGTATATTTTTGTATGAACTACATTAAGATTGTGAACGTGGACGAAGGTCTCATTAATTTTAAGATGTGGGACTTTCAGAAAGAAATGATTAATCTATTTAAAGATAATCGTTTCGTTATCACCAAATGTCCTCGTCAGGTTGGTAAAACAACCACAACAGTTGGTTATCTTTTGTGGGCAACCATTTTTACCGACTCACAGAATGTGGCCGTTTTGGCTAACAAAGGTTCTTTGGCTCGTGACATTCTAGCCAAGTATCAACTTGCGTATGAGAATTTGCCACAATGGCTCCAACAAG